ATAAGCTACAATTGCTTAGAGAGGACTTAGGTTTTCCATTTATTATTACATCAGGATACAGGTGTGCAGAACATCCAGTTGAACGAAAAAAAAGTAAACCAGGAACTCACAATTTAGGTATTGCAGCTGACATAGCTTGCAGTCACAAACAAGCATTACAAATAGTATCCGCGGCAGAAGGTTACGGATTTACAGGAATTGGAGTTAATCAAAAAGGCAATGGAAGATTTATACACCTCGACATCGCAAAAGCTACGCATGATTATCCAAGGCCTCATATCTGGAGCTATTGATTTCTAATGGAGCTTTCATTTTATGTAGTGTGGAATATTTTTGTAACTTTGGTTATAGCACCATTGTTCTACTCCATACGCAAAAATGAAAACGAAGCAAAAAGAATTGACATATTGGTTAATAAAACAAGAGAAGAGATAGCTAGAGACTATGTGACTAGAAATGCACACAATGTCGAATATTCAAGATTAATGGACAAAATAGACAAACTTGATGCTAAAATAGATAAACTAATAACTGAATAATATGGCTTTCGGACAAATACCAACACAATCAAGGGCAGGGCCAGTCGCAACTGGTCAAGCATATGCACAACAAATAGCTGGCGGTATGCCAATGGAGCAAGTCATTGCGCCAGGCGTTAGTTATTCTCCAGAAATGGCTGGTGGTTATACGCAAAAAGATTTAGATATGATTGCGGCAGGCCCAGCTCCTGTTATGCCTATAGCACCTACGACTGGTGAGGTTGCAACCATAGAAGATCAAATGGAATTTGCACCTCCTGGTGTACAAGAGCCAACAAGGTTTATGCCTTTTATGCAAAATTTAGATTTCTCTAGTTTGCCAAGGTACGAAGATATTAGACCAACATTGTTTGACATTGATGTGGAAGAAATATTAAAAGATATAGATTTAACAGATGTGGATATGCCGTCTATAGCACCAACAATGCCTCAAGTACCAGTTCAAGCACCTATGAACTTTACTGGATTACCTCAAATGCCAGCCATGCCTCAAGTGCCAATTGTGCCACAACCAATTCAGCCAATGAACTTTACTAGATTATCCGATTTACCAGTATCTAATTTTGCACAACCTAGCGTTGAGCAAATTATAGCTCCAATTAGAAAAGCAAAACCAATACAGCTACCACAACCAGGATTATTTAGTTTAGTATAAATGTCAGTTACACACGAAGAAGCAGTCAAAGCCGAACAGGCTCAACAAATTTTAAATTCAGATGTTTTTAAGGAAGCAGTAGAAAACCTTAAAAACGAATACATAACCCATTGGTTAAACTCTCGCAATATCGATGATGTTGCGGTTAGAGAAGACTTCCACAGATCTTTATTACTTCTTCCTGAAGTAGAAAGACATCTACGAATCATGGCTGAGAAGGGCAAACTCACAAAAGCCAACATTAATAAAATTCGTAACATAGCTTAAAACTTTCCCTTTTATACATTATTGGTTTAAAATATCCCTAAATACAATATAGGAGTATTTATGAGCAATAACGGAAAACCGACTGCTTTACAAACCGAAGGTGAATCAGCTACCGCAGCGTTTGAAAGTTTCTTAGCCCCTGAAGAGGACACGCAAGAAGAAGCAGTCATAGAGGAAGCTGAAGATGTCATTGAACCTGAGATCGATGAACTAGAAGAGCAAGACGAGGAAGATACCGAAGAGCTTGTTGATGAAGACGATCTCGAATTTGATGATGAAGAAGATGGTGAAGAAGAAACGGAAGTTGAAGAGTTAGAAGAGCAACCCGTCTATAGAGTCACAGTTGATGGCTCAGAGATAGAGGTCACGCAGGATGAACTCATTAATGGTTATTCACGCCAACAAGATTATACGCGGAAGACACAGGAACTTGCCAATCAAAGAAAAACGATTGAGCAACAAGCCCAAGAGCTTCAGCAAAGAGATGCGATTTACGCACAGTTGTTACCGAAGATGGAAGCCCAATTAAAGGGTGAATTGGTAAACGAACCAGATTGGGATAGTTTATACAATGATGATCCGATAGCATTTGTACGCGAAAAACAACTCTGGGATGAAAAGAAAGAAAAGCTTAAAGCTGCTGAAGCTGAACAGCAAAGACTCCAACAAGAGTCATATGCTCAACAGCAAGAACAAATTGCACAACAAGTGCAAGAAGGCCAGCAAAAGATTCTTGAAATCATACCAGAATGGAAAAATGCAGAAGTTGCTCAGAAAGAGAAACTAGCAATTCGCGACTATGGTATTAATGTCTTGGGGTATTTGCCTCAAGAGATGGATGCAATTTATGACTATCGTGCTTTACTTGGTTTACGAAACGCCTGGTTAAACTCTAAAACAGTTGAAGCCACGAAGAAGAAACCAACACAGAAAGCACCTGCAAGAGTAGCCCGACCTGGAACAACTACCAGAAAAAAATCGGTAGCTCCAGCGAAAAGAGCAAAACAGGTTTTAGCTAAATCTGGCAAAGTCCAAGATGCAGCTAAAGTTTTTGAACAATTTTTAAAATAATTTTATAGGTAAATATAATGGCTAAAGTAACAAACGCATTTGATACATATTCAGCGACTTCAGACAGAGAAGATTTAAGTAATATCATTTACAACATCTCTCCAATGCAAACTCCGTTTATGTCTTCAATTGGAAAAAGAAGTATTAAAAATGTTGTCTTTGATTGGCAAACAGAAGATCTAGCGAGTCCAGTCTCAACAGGTGAACTAGAAGGTTTTGAACTTTCAAGATCAGCTGCTGTTGCAACAACTCGTGTTAGCAATGTTGCTATGATCTCAAAAAGAGATGCAACTGTATCAGGCTCACAAGAGTCTTCAGACCCTGCTGGTAAGAGATCAGAAATGGCTCACCAACTAGCTATCATGTCTAAAGCTCTAAAGAGAGATATGGAAGAAGCTCTTTGTCAAAAGAATGGAAAAACTACTGGTAATGCGACAACTGCTCGTAAGACTGGTGCTTTTGAATCTTGGATGAAATCTAATGTAAGCAACGCAGCAGGATCAACTCCTACTGGCGGTGGAACAGCTCCAACAGACGGAACACAAAGAGCTCTAACAGAGCCTCTTTTGAAAGCTGTTTTACAGTCTTGCTTTGAAAATGGTGGTGAACCATCATTAGCAATCTGTGGGCCTGTCAACAAGCAGAAAATCTCTGGTTTCACAGGTAGATCTTCAGCAAGACAAATGATCGATGCAACTACTGTTGAAGCATCAGTATCTATCTACTCATCTGACTTTGGTGAACTCAAAATCGTTCCATCAAACAGATCAAGAGAAAGATCTTTACTGTTGGTTGACCCAGAAATGGCAAAAGTATCTTACTTGCGTGATTTCAAAACAGTTGACATTGCAACAATCGGTGATGCAGTCACTAAAATGATCGTGGTTGAGTATGGATTAGAAGTATCCAACGAAGCTGCTCATGGTGTGGTTGCCGACCTTACAACTACTTAGTTCTAGGTTAAGAACCTTAAAGGGATGTTTCGGCATCCCTTTTTTTTGTGTTAAAATTCTTGCATGGCTAAAAGAACTGTTATAGATCATAAGACTGGTTTTACCAACGAGTTTATTACTGAAGACGATAAAGAAATTTATCATACAACTCAGGATCTAAATCCTGTAATAGAGCATTGTAAATTTATTGCAGAAACTACTACACCAGGCAAAGATCTTCGCCATGTAGCAGAAGTACCATTGGTGGTATATCAAAGAGCTTGTCGTGAAGGCTGGGCTAATGATATGTCTCAATGGAGAAAATGGTTAAACAACTCAGACAATAAAGTCTTTAGAACATGGCAGGGTAAACTATGACATACGCAGAATTAAAATCTAACATTGCAAACTTTTTAAATCGATCTGATTTAACAGATGTAATTGATTCATTTATTGATAGCACAGAAGCAGAATTTAACCGCAGATTAAGGGTTAAGGGTATGATTAAACGTGCTACTGCAACATTAGATTCACAATATATCTCTGTACCAACTGATTGGTTAGAGGCTATAAACATACAAATTGATGGCGGTGATTTCTCACCATTATTCCAACAATCTATAGAATCATTGGATGTCTACAGAAAGTCAAACGATAATGTCACAGGCCAACCAATTTATTTTGCATTGGTTGACGATACAATTGAATTTGCACCTACCCCAGACGGAAGTTATACAGTACAATTAACCTACTACGGAAAGATAGATGCGTTGAGCGATTCTAATACCAGTAACTTTTTATCCACAGGATATCCAGATGCTTACCTTTACGGATCACTAAAACACGCTTCTATCTATTTAATGGAAGATGAACGAGTGCCATTATTTACAGCACAGTTCGAGAAAGCTTTAGAAGAAATGAGACTAGAGCAAGAAAAAGCTGAGTTTGCCAAAGGATCTCTCATGCAAAGAAGAAGAACCTACGGGAAACGCAGAAAAGATATTTATTATTTTGGTAATAATTAGGAGTACAAAACATGGCTGGATTTAGTGATTATTTAGAAGACAAGGTACTTGACCATGTGTTTGGTGGAGTAGCTTATACGCAACCAACAAAACACGTTGCTTTATATACAGTAGCACCTACTGATACTGGCGGTGGTACTGAAGTAACAGGCGGATCTTACGCAAGACAAACTGGAGCATTTACTGTTTCAGGAACTAATCCCACAACAGCAAGTAACTCTGCTGCAATTGAATATCCAACAGCTACAGCCAATTACGGAACAGTAGTTGCAGTTGGAATTTTAGACGCATCTTCAGGCGGTAATTTACTTGCTTATGCAAACTTAGACACATCAAAAAGCGTAACAACTGGAGATGTATTTAGATTCGATACTGGTGATTTAGACATCACCCTAGCTTAATAGCATGGCTGAAAAAGCCTATAATTACGGGAAATATAACAAGTCCCTATACGATAACCTTCAATACGAAGAAGCAAGTGCAACCATTGCACAAACTTCATCTGCGTCTGCTACAGGTGATTTATTAGATTCTGGTAAGGCAACCATATCTGCTGTTTCTAACTTTACTGCAACAGGTGTACAGATTGATGGTGGGTTTGCAACCATTGCACAAACCTCTGGATTTACAGCAGACAGCCAAATCGTATTGGTTGGTGAGGCTACCATAAGTGCTACATCCTCTGCTTCTGCTATTGGCAGACAAATAGACAGGGGATCTGTAACCATAAGTGCAACATCTAATGTTACTGCAAGTGGTTTTGTTATCCGTTCAATCAACGCAAACATTCAGGCAATATCTGATGTTAATGCGTTAGGCGGAGTTATACACAGGCAATCTTCTTTGATAGCACAAACAAGTGGTTTCAATGCGATTGGTGGTTTAAAATGGAATGACATTATAGTTCCAGGCGAAGACTGGACAGATCAATCTGTATCAGCAACATCTTGGACACAAATAAACAATCAATCAACTGATTGGAAAGAACTAGACAAGCAAGAGGCAGCATAAATGGCAGACACTACAACAACTAATCTGAGTTTAATTAAACCAGAACCTGATGTATCTTTAGATTGGGGTACAAAACTTAACACCGATTTAGACAGCATTGATGCTATTTTTAGTAGTTCTGGTACACAGGTTAATCTCAATCCTAATCAAATAAACTTTGCTGATAATAAGAAGGCCATCTTTGGAGCTGGTTCAGACCTAGAGATTTACCACGATGGTGTTAATAGTTATATTAAAGATGCAGGAACAGGCAACCTAAGAATTAATGCAGATGATTTTACACTTACAAATGCAGCTAATAATTCAAACCTACTCTCCACCTTTAATGGCTCTGTTTTTCTATACAATAATTCTAATCTCAAGTTGCACACAACCTCAACAGGTGTAGACGTTACAGGTGTTTTAAGTGCCACTTCTATAAGTGTTGGAGATTCACACACTATAGGCAATGACGGCTTTGATAATTTAGAAATCACATCATCTACAAGTGAAAATATAGTATTAAAACCAGCAGGGTCAGTATTTTTATATAATGCAGGAGCACCAAAACTTGTTACAACCTCAACAGGTGTAGACGTTACAGGCGAAGCTAAGATTTCAAGTACAACTCCACGATTAATTTTAGAGGAAACTGATGTAACAGATGGACATTGGGATTTAAGATCATCTTTTGGTATTTTAAAAATTAGGTCATTAGATGATGATCTATCGACATCAAACACAGTCTTGCAGTTTGGTGGAAACGGAGACATCTCCTTTTACGATGATACAGGTTCAACCCAAGGTTTATTCTGGGATGCAAGTGCTGAATCACTTTGTCTAGGTAACACAGGGGCAAGTGCAAAACTAGATATTAGGCAAGACAGTGGATATGCAATTAGAGCAGAAAACGGCTCTGGTTCATACTTTAGAGTTGCGGCAGGTGGTGCTACTGAAATAGGCGGAAATCTAGACGTAACAGGTACAGTTTTAGCTACAAGAGCAGAGTTTGGTGGAATAGAAACTTCTGCTGACAGACCTTTAATGGTTAAAACAGATACCAACAATTTTGCTTTGCACATAGAAGAAAATAGTGGAGCAGAAAGTTGGCAAATTGGCGTGGATGCAGATGGTGATTTAGGTTTCCATAATTCCGCAACAGCAGCAGCTTCTGTTACTTTTAATGATTCTGGAAACGTAGGTATCGGAACTGATTCGCCAAATTGGAAATTACACGTTGCTACCAACGCAGGATTTATCGCAGAATTTCAGAACACCGCAGGGGCTAACCACAGACCTGTTAAATGGACTGATAATAGTGGAGCAACTGTTGGTACATTAGGAGCAGACTTTACGGCTGACGAGTTTATTTTACAAGCTTTCTCTAAGCCTTTAATATTTGGTACAGGCACTAACGGAGCAGAAAGAGCCAGAATCGATAGCTCTGGAAACGTAGGTATCGGAACAACTTCGCCTACTAAAAATCTACACATTTCACAAACTGGTTCAGAGCTTTTAGTTGAAGGCACAAACAACAGTTTAAGCAGTCTTATTGCAGGTGTTTCTGTAAAAGCTCCTTTTTATAGAAAAGCAGGTTTTACTATTTACGATGAATCTGATAACGAAGATTTTTTCATAGGCAGACCCTATGGCTCAACTAATTCTTTTGATATAAGCAATGATGGCACTTCACGTTTAAGAATTAATCATCTTGGAAACGTAGGTATCGGAACAACTTCGCCATCTCATCCGCTGCATGTTACTGGAAGCGTTGCTGGAGGTTATGCAGCAAAAGTTGAAAACACAAACTCAACCAATGGTTTTGGCTTAATAGCTAAGACTGCACATACTGGTACTTCTGCTTTTGCCTTTGGTGCTTATGCTGCTTCTAATCCTCTTATGGTTGTTAGAGGTGATGGAAACGTGGGTATTGGAACTGATTCTCCTACTTCTAAACTTCATGTATTTGGTGGTTCTTCAGGTACAGATGTAGATGTAGCTGCATTTAAATCAAATACAGGAGCTTTTGCTATTAAATGCTCTAATTTAGCAGCGGCTAATCCAACATGGACACTTAGAACATTTAGTGCTGAACCCCTTGCATTTGGACAGGGAACATCAGAGTCTGCAAGGTTTGATAGCTCAGGAAACTTCGGTATCGGAACAAGTTCGCCAACATCACTATTAACTGTTGGCTCAGGTGGTACGGCTAACCCAGCATCTACTGTTGCTATTCATAACACAGCAGCAGACGAGTATCGTCTTAAATTAACCTCTGCTTCATTTAATGCTGATGGCAAATGGCTTGGTCTTGGTTTTGGTTATTCAGACAATTACATGAAGGCTGCAATAATAGCAGAAGCAAAAGACTCCAATGCTAGAACAAACTTACATTTCTGCTTAGACGGCAATGCAAACAACAATAACGCTGAACTTGCCGATTCAAAAATGACTATCACCTACGATGGAAACGTAGGTATCGGACTCAGAGACCCTAGTTCTATATTAGATATTAGGGGCAGTGGTGATGTAGATGTAATGTCTAAGATTATTAACACACAGCAAACAACAAATGGCAGAGAAACAGAATTCCTGTTTGGTAAGGATAATGGAGCTAATTTAAGTGGTGTATTAAAGTATGTGTATAACTCAACTCAGGCTTCAAGAAGAATTGATTTAGTTCATTATGAAACAACAAATGGAATAAGTATTCTCGATGGTGGCAACGTAGGTATCGGTCAAACTTCTCCGCAAGCTGGTTTAGATTTAAGCTCTTCTGCAAAAGGCACATGGTCGTCAGGCAACACATATCATGTTCCTTCTGGCAATGCTTACATAAAAGTACAAGGAACGGCAGCTCAAGATAATTGGATTGGTATTACAGGTGGATATGACCAATCTTCAGGTTCAGCCAACTTATTACTACAGGCGAATATTAGACTTGTAAATGAGCAAGCAGGAAACTATATAAGCTCTGAAGCACAATCATCGACCTCTGCTGATATAACTTTTGGCAAAATGGTAGGCGGTTCAACCACTTCAGGAAATTCTACAAAATCAGAGTTTGCCAGAATCGATAGCTCTGGAAACTTGTTGATTGGTAAGACTGCTTTAGATAATTCTACTGTAGGCATAAGAATGAACTCTACAGGCGATGCTTCTTTTGTTAAGGATGGTAGTAGATCATTAGTTTTAAATAGAAAAACATCGGATGGAGATTTAGCAGTTTTCTTAAAAGATAACTCAACAGTTGGAAGTATTGGTACTAATGGTGGTTACATTTATGTAGGCTCTACCAATACAAATATTAGATTTCATGACGGGGCAGACGCAATTCTTCCAGCTACTGCTGGAGGAGCTAGTAGAGATAATGCTATAGATCTAGGTAGCAGTGGAGCAAGATTCAAAGACATATATGCAGCTAACGGAACTATTCAAACTTCAGACATTAATGAAAAACAAGATATAGAAGATTTAACAGAAGCAGAAACCAGAGTTGCGGTTTCAGCGAAAGGTTTGCTTAAAAAATACAGATGGAAGTCTGCTGTTGAAGAAAAAGGCAATGACGCTAGAATCCATTTTGGAATCATGGCTCAAGACTTGCAAGACGCTTTTGCCGCTGAGGGATTAGATGCAGGTGATTATGGTATGTTTATATCAACCACTTGGACAGACGAAACAACAGGTGAAGAGAAAACTAGATTAGGAGTCAGGTATAATGAACTCTTAGCATTTATAATTGCAGCAAATTAGTATTTGACTTGATTGCAGGCATGGAATAACAGCAAGAATAGAGGCACTAGAAAACGCTTAATTAAACATTTGCGTAAATAATTATACGAAGGTTAATTATATTGTTTATAATTAAACTTAAAAACACTAACACATTATGGCAGATACATTTACTACTAATTTAAACTTAACTAAACCCGAGGTTGGTGCATCCACCGATACCTGGGGTACAAAAATAAATACAGATCTTGATGCTTTAGATGGCATTTTTACAGCCAATGGCACAGGAACAAGTGTGGGCCTTAAAGTTGGGTCTGGTAAAACCTTAAATGTTTCATCTGGTACTTTAACTTTAGCTGATAACCAAATATCAGGCGATAAGGTTGAGGGTGGCACTATAGCCGCCATCACCATTACAAGTTTAACAGCCACAAGTGCAGACATTAATGGCGGAACGATCGATGGATCTACCATTGCAACTTCCAATGTTACTGTTGGTTCTGGCAAAACGCTTGACGTATCTGCTGGAACTTTAACTTTAGCTGACAATCAAATTAGCGGTAATAAAGTAGAAGGCGGAACAATTGCTGCAACCACCATTACAGCTCTAACATTTGGCAGTTTAAATGATGGCACAATTAATGTAACTGGCTGGGTTGACGAAGACAACATGGCTTCTAATTCAGCAACCTTAATACCAACGCAACAATCTGTTAAAGCATACGTTGATTCACAATCAAGCGGTGCAAGTACATTAACTCAGGTTTTAACTGCTGGTAACAGCACAAGCGGATCTGATATTGTTCTTACCTCTGGCGATAAAATTACAGGGTTTACTTCAACTGGTATTGACGATAATGCTACATCTAACGCATTAACGATTGATACAAATGAAAATGTTTTTGTAACAAAAACTGTTACAGATGCAACAGTTGTAGGTTGGTCTTTTGGCAATGATGGTAGAGGTACACAAGTCTTTGATTTTTCTGGCAGTAATGAAGCTTTAATATTAAATAATACCAACGCCTCAGAATCTACTTATGTGATAGATTTTAGACAGCAAGGCACAGACTCTGGAAGAATACGAGTGCTTGCTAATAGTGTAGAATATCAAACCTCATCAGATTACAGATTAAAAGAAAATGTAACTTATGATTGGGATGCTATTCCAAGATTAAAAGAACTCAAACCAGTAAGATTTAACTGGATTAAAGACTCAACGAATACTGTTATTGATGGCTTTATTGCTCACGAAACACAAGAAGTTGTACCAGAATCTGTAGGTGGTGATAAAGACGAAGTTTATCCTGAAGGTCACGAAAAAGCAGGTGAGCCTAAATACCAAGGCATTGACCAATCAAAACTTGTTCCATTACTTGCTAAAGCAATGATTGAACAGCAAGAAATAATAGAACAGCTACAAGCCGATGTAGCAGAATTAAAAGGAGTATAAAATGGCAATATCATATGAATGGAATGTAAACACAGTAGATGTATATCCTACTGACGAAGATCACACTAATGTAATCTATAACGTGCATTGGCGAATAAACGCTACTGATACTGAAGTAGATCCAGAGGGTAATCCTTACACAGCAAGTGTTTATGGAACGCAATCATTAGACACATCTGATCTTTCTGATTTCACAGACTTTGACAGCGTAACTGCTGCTCAAGTACAAGGCTGGGTTGAAGGTGCAATGGGTGAAGAGCAAGTACAATCTTTAAAAGATGGTCTTGACTCAAAAATTGCAGACGAAATCAATCCAACAAGTGAAACAAAACAATTAGTTGCTTAATTGAATGGCATTATTTCCGATCACACCTCCTGCGGGTATAGTCAAAAATGGAACTGATTATGCTAACAAAGGCCGTTGGGTTGATGGAAATTTAGTTCGTTTTGAAAACGGATATTTAAAACCTATTGGTGGTTGGACAAAACTTAGAAGCACAGCACTAGATGGTGCACCCATTGGGATGTACGCCTATAACGATAATTTAGGTCAACCTATACTGGCAGTTGGTACAAGAGAAAAGGTTTATGTTTTATACAAAAACACCTGGACTGATATTACGCCATCAGGTTTTGTTAATGATGCAAGTGCTGATCCGTTAGGTTATGGTGCATACCATTACAATGTAGAAGATTATGGTGATGCTCGTTCACAATCAGGATTGCCTTTAAAATCAGGTCATTTTTCTTTTGACAACTGGGGAGAACACCTAATCTTTTGTTTTTCCGTTGATGGCAAAATCTATAAATGGCGACCAAACTCAGGCGGTACAGCCGATACCATAGGTACAGTCGTAACCAACGCACCTACAGGATGTCAAGCAATCATAGTAACCAATGAAAGACATTTGGTGGCTATTGGTTCAGGTGGAGATCCAAGAAAAATCTCATGGTCAGACAGAGAAGACAACACTAACTGGACATCTAAAGCTACAAACACCGCAGGTGATTTGCAAATACCTACAGGTGGTAGAGCAATCATGGCAGCATCACATGGCAATGACATTATCATTTTTAGTGATACTGGTATAAGCAGAATGTTTTATGCTGGTTCACCATTTGTTTATGGTATTGCAGATGCAGGTACTAACTGTAAAACAGTCAGCAGAAGATCCATTGTTACAACTGGTAACTTCTTAACATGGATGGGTGAAAACTCTTTCTTTGTGTACGATGGTACTGTTAGAGAAATACCATGCGAAGTGCATGATTACGTTTACGATCAACTTAATGTACCAGGTAGACAGGCTTGTTGGGGCGGTCATAACTCTAACTTTAATGAATTATGGTGGGGTTTCCCTAGCGGTGATAATCAATACGCACCTAACAAATACGTTATATGGAACTATGGCGAAAATGTTTGGTCTATTGGTGAGCTAGACAGAGGTTGTTGGGTTGACCAAGGTGTCTTTGATTTCCCAACATCAGCAGATAATGCTGGATTTATTTATCAACACGAATCAACACTATTAGGTAACTCACCAAATTTAGGCGATGCTGTACCATATGCCACCTCTGGGCCTATCGAAATAGGCAATGGTGATAATTATGTGCAATGCAATCAAATACTTCCAGACGAAGAAGCTAATACACTTCCAGGTGTCACCCTTAGTTTCAAAGGTAGATTTACTCCACTAGGCCCTGAAACGGACTTTGGATCATTTACTTTTGAAACTGATGGCTACACAGATGCGAGGTTTACTGCAAGACAAGTCTCATTGACAGTCACAGGCAGTACCACACAAGATTTCCAAGTAGGAAAAATTAGATTAGATGTACGCAATAGAGGTAGAAGATAATGGATTTATCCGCAAAAAGACAGTACATTCAAAGAGCAACCAATATTAAGTATTCTTTTACAGCTACCACACAACAAACTATCTATACAGCACCTAGCGGTGGCGATTTTGATTTTGCAATCATCAAGGGTTTTTTAGCTTGTGACCATGGTAATCAACAAACCAATTTAGATGTATCTATAACAGATACCAGCTCTAATGAGTTTTTTATTTATAAGCAACATAACATAGCGGCACACGCTACCGAAGAATTACAAACCAATGCAGGAATTATTTTGCAACAAGGCGAAATCATAAAAGCACAAGTTAATCATGCAAACATTGATTTGTATTTAAGTATTATTGAATATGGAAAAGGCGACTAATAAAGTCACACCCATTAAGAAAGCACCAGAAGAATGGGAAATTCAATGGGAGCGCTGTAAACCATATATAGCAAAAGCTATCAAACATCAAGATTCCTATACAATAGACGATATAGAGGATAAAATAAGACATGGAATATTCCATTTATGGCCAGCTAAGAAATCGGCTATGATAACTGAATTTGTAGTATTCCCCCAAAATACAGCAATGAACTTGCTATTTTGTGGCGGTGATTACAAGGAGTTAGAGGATATGTTGCCATCCTTAGAGGCATTTGCAAAAGCTGCTGGTTGTAAAAGATTATATGGCGGTGGCAGGAAAGGATGGTTAAGAAAACTAAACCACTTAGGTTTTAAATCAGAAAATTTAATAAGTAAAGAATTATGAGTAAAGGCAAATCAACACAATCAGTCAGTCTACCAGCATACCAAGAAGCACAAGCAAAAGAGTTATTTCAAGCTGGTAAATCATTAGCTGGTCAACCATTCGTTCCATACACAGGCCCTAGAGTTGCTGGTTTTAATCCAGATCAACTTAGACAGTTTCAAGCCACTCGTGGTTTATTTGAAACTGGTATGGAGTTTGACCCTCTAACGGGTTTGCAATCATTAGCACAACAAGAAGCGCCACAAATCGGTCAGGTTGGATCATTGCTTGGTGCTGACATAGGCGCATATCAATCGCCTTATCAACAGCAAGTTATCGATCAGTCTATGGCTGACATACAAAGACAAGCTGATATAGCCAGAGGTCAAGCGCAATCACGCGCAATTGGCGCTG